TGCTAGCATGCAATCACTGGCCGACAAGTTTGGTGTATCGGTAGTGACCATTCACAAGATTAGCAGCTATAGGACTTGGTAGATGACCTGGGCATTTGAGCTGTATAAGGAGATTGGCAGGCCGGCGGTTGAGGTTGTCCGTGAGCTGCTGCTAGAAAACAGCGTGACAGCAACGGCGCAGATCGTAGGGACTTCGCATAACACCCTAAAGAAATGGGTAGTTGAGCGGTCTATCCCATTCACTCCGCGCATGGCGCCGAAAGAACCTGCGCCGCGCAAGGCTAAGCGTCCAGATTCAAGATCTCGGTTCATTGAGCTTGACGGGCGAGTTCAGTCGATTACCGAATGGGCCAAAGAGTTAGGCGTTACTCGATGCAAGATCTCCAAGCGGCTAGCGAAAGGTATGACCCCGCGACAAGCATTGCAGCCGGGATCAGAAAGGCACAAATTCCCAGCAAACAACATCAAAGGAAAGCCCCGTGGCTAGGTCAATTATCAAGGAAGTCGAGCAGGAGTTCGGACAGCCATTTTGGGATGTTGTGCGCGGGTTTGCCGCTGACAACTACTCGCTGAACACAACCGCCAAGATCATTGGCTATTCGAACCCTCAAGGTCTTCGCGGCCTGATCAATCGTTCTGGCATAGTGATCGACTGGCCGAAGTGGGGAACCTGTAACGCAATGCAGGATCGCGGAGCTCGAACTCCTGAGGCAATCAAGAATGCTCGCGATGCCTCATATGCTGCCCGTGACATGTTGTGCAAGCGATACGAGAAAGAGACTGGCGAGTCTATCGGTCAGCTAGTTGAGCGTCTTAGGCGCACGCATACGGTCACAGAGGTAGCCAAGATCGCAGGCTGGAAGGATGATCAAGGATTGCGCAAGTGGATGCGCACTAACAAGGTTCAAGTCGAGTTCTTCAAGCGCCCGTATAAAGCGCCAAAAGGTGTCGGTTTTCAGTCGCCAGAAGGTCGGGCGTTTATGGCTGGATACCGGAAGCGGCACGAATCAACGCATCATGCCGCTCAGAACACTCTCTAAGTGCCGCACCCCATTCAGTCAATGCTATCAACGCATCCTTTCCCGATACGCCTGCCAGATCACTTGGAATCTGGCACGGCTGCAACAGGCTTGCTTGTGACACGCCCGTTCTTTGCGTCGTTTGCGAGCTGCACGCCAAGAGGCTCCAAGCAGATATTGCGATAAACAGGCATCTCCACAATCTTTTCGCGCTCTCGGATGATGGTAGTTTCATTGCTGCGTAACTCCGAAAGGCGAATTTCCCACGCCTTAGCTATTGATTCGTCTGCCCTGTTCGCGGCGATCACTGAGAATGCCGATTCAAGCTTCTCTCCTGCGCGCTCAGTAGCAATCCTCGACACACTCGCATCATGCCAAAGGAAAACCACGAACGCGCCACACGCGAGCCCTGAGAGGAATCGCCAAGGTAGCCAGGTCGGCATCTATTGTTCTCCGGAGAACAGTTTGCGTTCGGCTTCACGGCGGCGAACTAGGCCGTTCATAACCTTCCCGTCATTGAAGATCCACTTGCCAAACTGGAGCAAGGCGTTCTTCGTGTAACCCTCGTTAAGCATCTTGAGTAGGGTAGACGACAGGAAATTACCGAGTCCCACGTTATAGGCGAACGACACAAGCGCATCGAACTGGTGCTGCTTAAGGTTGACGCTGACCGACTTGGATACGCCAATCTCGAATCGTGCTAGGTCTTTAGCGAACCGAGCGTCTGCTTGTTCCTTTGTCCACGTCATACCGAGCTTAATTTCTGGACCTGTAGACCCCCAGCCAATCGTTACCGGCTTCCCATCCTTGCTGCCTGGATCTGGATAAGCCTTCAGACGCAACGACTCGAAGCTGTGGATTAGGTCGATTCCTGCCTTTGAGGTTTTCATTTATTCTGCTCGCGAAAATATATTCCTATTTTATCCGATTTCGATTGCACGAATTGCTAAAAGCGGAATACAATCGCACCAAGCCAAAAGGAGCAGTACCTAATGCACACACAGGCACAAAACAAGTTTGTTCGCGAGATTCACAAGGCAATCTCATTCGCAGACGACAAATTTCAGCGTTCCCGTACCAGCGAGTACAAGCATATCTTCGGCATGCTACGTGGCGCCTTGTTGGTCGGCGGCATCAGTTACGAAATGTACTCATCTCTCTACTCGCACGTTTGGGAGTGCAAATTCGACTCCGACGCGGTAGACATGGAAGATCCAGAGCAAGCTGAATTGAACATGGAGGATTAACCATGAAGCCGCGCACCGTAACCATCATCGTCGTACTTCTGCTAGTTGGCTTCATCGTATCTAACCGCATGAGCTACCAAGACGGCCTAGATGATCAGCAATTTACTTGCAAGATGATCGAAGAAGGCGTTTGGCCTGATACTGATGGTTACGCCAAGAAGGTGTGCAAGGCATGAGTTACTTATGGATTCTGCCTGTCGCATCAGTCGCGGCCACGGTGTTTTGGTGTCTGTTCTTTCATGCTTCTTATTCGAGTAACGAATAATGCCTATTTTCCTTCCTGAGCATCTTGTGCAGTTGGCTGTTTTGGTTTCGTTGGTTTCGTTGGATATTATTAGGTGGGTTTCATGAGCGAAGATATAGAGTTGGCCGAGATGCGGGGAGATCTGGCGGCCATTGTTGATAATCGCAACGCGCTGAAAGAGCGCCTGACAGCCGCCGAGCTGCGGAATGCGACCATTGTCGGCAAGGCCGACAAGTGCAAAGAGTGCGGCAGTGATGCGCTGTTCTGGTTTTCGAGCAATACCAATACATCAGGCATTGCCGAGGGTCGTCTGCGCACCAATGAAGTGACATGCACGTTCGTGCTTGGATGTGCTGACTGCTCAGCAACCATCAAGACAGTTCGCGCCGACACTATTGCCGAGCGCATGACGGCCGCCCTCAAACCTACCGAATCGGGAGCAAGCGAATGAGCAGTAACCGTAAAGCTCGCGAAACTGAAGAAGCCAAGATAGCCATATTTGAAGCGCTGTCGTATGACGCGGCTTCCGGTGAATTCAAGTGGATGCGGGGCGGCAAGAATATTCGCATCGGAAACATCGCCGGTAGTCTTCACTCCGATGGCTATCGGTACATAAAAGTTGATCAGGTCCGCTACACCTGTCAGCGATTGGCTTGGCTCTTCCACGCAGGTGATTGGCCGAAAGAGAACATGGATCACATAAATATGGATCGCTCTGACAACCGGATAGCCAATCTGCGCGAAGCAACCAACTCTCAGAATGGCTTCAATACTCCAATGAAGCGATATAACACGTCAGGTTTTAAAGGGGTCAGTTGGTCGACCAGAGAGAAGAAATACCGCGCCCAAATCACGGCAAATGGCAAGCGGAACTTTCTTGGTTTGTTTGATGACCCTGCCGCAGCCGCTGAAGCATACAAGCAGGCCGCAGAAAGACTTCACGGCGAATTCGCCAGAACGGAGGCAGCATGAGCAATCAAAACGAAACGCCCGAACTCGCCGAACTGCAAGCCCTCAGCGTCACGAACATCATGCTGGACGTTGTGCCGGGTGACGGTGACGGCCACGAGGTCTATGCCAAGTCAGTAGCTGATGTTGAGGCCGCACTAACAAAGCAATACGACGAGAGTGAGGAACTGCAAGCCACCATCGCACGGCTGACGGCGGAGAACGAGGCAGTCAAATTCAACCTCGACAAGACCGACAAGCGATATCTCGCGGCCGTCGCCGAAATCGAGCGGCTGAAGGGTGGGCAGGGTGAGCCGGTGGCGGTGGAGTGCACATCTTGCGATGGATCTGGCGAATACATCGATGCTATCGGCGATTGGCGCGGCTACTGCTCATGCTCGGCCGGAGTTACTCTGAAAGAAAGAACTTCGACATCCTCTTCCGCAGTGCAACTAACCACAAAAACTTTCGCGGATGCTATTAAAAACCCGCCTAAATTGGTAGGTAAGCACGCATCTGAAAATCTTGATACCGCATCGCAGCCCGCGCCGGTATCGGTTGTGATGCCTGAGCGCTTGACGGCTGCCGAGCTTGAAGAACTGGAAGTCATTGAGGTGCTACTTCACGGGCAAGGGCTTTCAAATCTTGCAGGTACCATGGCTG